GCCAACCCAGCGTAGTGCTGGCGGAGGGTGATGCCGCTGGATGGGTACGGGTAGCCCGCTGAATCGCCGACTGGTGGAATCACCGGGAACGCGGGCTCATTTCCCAAAGACTTAGCGTCCATCCTCAACCTCCCTGCTGCGGGGGTAGGGCGGCGTAGTCGAATTTCAGCCACTCGAACTTGTCGCTGATTTCCGAAAGGGGCGCCCAGCGATCAAGGTTATCCTCGCTTGTGGATTCGTGAAGATTGCAGACAAGCTCACCCTCGTATTCGCGCACAAGGACGGCGGCCTCGAATTGGTCAGCCTTACTTACTCCAGGCTGATAGCCGCGCACACCGTAGACGCCGGAGCAGGTTGGCTTTACGGAAGCCCAATGCGGAAACTCATCCCCACCACCAGCGCCGGGCAGCGTGGGGGCGGCTTCTACGATGCGTTTCAGGTCAACAAGGTGCTGGGCCATATCGAAAACAAACTGCGTCTGCGACATACGGCCATCTACCCATTCAACGAAGTCGTGGGCCAACACTTTACTCAGATCAATCAACGCCTGTAGGTCGGGGGTGTCAATACTCATTTCCCACCCCGCATCCACCGACAGAAATTGCACCAGGCCAAAATCACCCGGTTCACGTCTTTGCGGAACTCGCGGAGCCAGGGGTTTACGGGGTCGTCGTAGCGTTTCATTTTACGTCCTCGGTTGGTGTGTCAGCGATCATCCCCGCCTCGCAACAGCTTGTCAACACTTTCGGCAATCTTTTTTTCAGCGTCCTCGACCGACCTGGCGATGACCGCTATCCCGCCTGCTGAATTAACGAAATTCTGCCAATTCGACTGCTCCTCCCGAACCTTTCCGGTCGCCGTTTTTGTCTCGCAGGACGTGAAAACGGCTACTTTTCGGCCTACCATCGCCTGAGTCACCACGACCGTCTCCAGTCCGATTAGGTCGCCGGAGCCAACGGTCAGGCCGAAGTGTATCCGCGCTGCCGATCCGCCCATCTTCGCGGCCAGTTCGATGCAGGCGGTGATGATCGCCTGCCGGGTGTACGGGTGCTTGTGGCGCACTGCTACACCGTTGCCAACTTCGTTCCTGAACCATCGCGCAGGGCCGTGCGACAGCTTGTCGCGTATGTCGCGCCAGATTTTACCCTCCGACACGGACGGCCTCCAGAAGCGCGAGAATCTGTGCGCGAGTTAACGTGACGACATCGGCGCGAGCGAGTTGTCGTGCGACATGTTCCTCGATCGCGGCCAGTGACGTGTCGGTTGGCTTCAAGATAATCATCGTACTTGCTTAATCCATGATTTAGGAGTTGTTTTAGCTACGGCATCGAAATGCTTTTTCAGCGCGGGCATCGCGAGATAGTTATCGGCGTCGATCCATGCGAGCTTGTAGTCGTCGCCAGGCATGGATCCGGACACGACCTCTCCTTCCTCGATGATCGCCGCCGCTGTGCAGTGTTCGCGGTTGGCTTTCCAGATTTCTACCATCTCAGGGAATTTGTGCGACATTCAGCGCCTCCTTCAATTGTTTCGGTTTCATTGCCCACACTTCCGACCGTTTCCAGCCGGATGCAATTAACTCGTCCTGCATCGCCTTTTTCTCATTGCGAGCCTCGATGATGTGGCGGGCGCGGCCTTCGGAGTGACCGAGAGCGATTAGGTCGGCGATTGACTTTGCCATCGCCTGCGCCTTGCGTTCAGGCGAAAGCTCGACAGGCTTGCGGTCGGACAGATCGACTTCCACCAACTCGCCATCTTCCTGCTCGATAACCCGCTCTTTGAATACGACCTTGTGCCCGCACTCAGGACATTGCAGAGACGACAGCCTGTAGCGGCAATAACAGTGCTCGCATTCCCGAGTCATAGACGTTTCGCCGGGCGCCTTCGCTTTTGTTTTGCCCTCCAGGCTCCAGTCGATAGGATCGTCAGGAAGACCAAAACGCTTCCAGTTCTGGACGTGATCCAATATCACCAGATGATCCTTGCTGCGCTCGTTGCGCATCCCGCGACCATCGCCCTGCATCTTCACGACTACGCTTTTCGTATGCCGCAACCACTGAACGCAATTCACCGCAGGGGCGTCTAGTCCCTCTAGGAATATCGCTACCGACGTGATTCCCTGTATCTTCCCGTCCACGAGGTCACGCACGGCATGGCGAATAGTTTTCTTGTCCGTGCTGCCGTCCAAGTGGGCGCAGTTCACGCCGGCATCCCGATAGCTTTCTGCGATGTGTTCGCTGAATTTGATCGTTGGGCTGAATGTGAGAAATTTACGGTCGCTGGCGTGCTTCTTGAACTCGTCCACCGCGTCGCCGATGATAGCTTTTGTATCCATAAGCTCGCCAAGCTCCTCGGCTACAAAGTCGCCGCCGCGAGAATGTAGCCCCTCCGCAGGCACGGAATTCTTGGCGCTGAACAGGCGGTAGTCGCATAGTCCCTCGCCAGGATGCATCTTTCCCCATGCGATCAGGTCGGCCACCGATGGCCCGATAATAAGCGAGTCGAACCACTGGCCAAGGCCGGCGCCAGAAGGTCGGGTTGGCGTGGCTGTGAGGCCGAGATGGAAAGTGTTCGGGAACGCTTCCATTATTTCAACCCACGTCCGGGCACCTATGTGGTGACATTCGTCCCATACGAATATGGACGGCTCCCGCATTGCGTGCATGCGGTTCTTCAGTACGCCCAGGCCGCAGACATGGACTTTCTGTCTGGCGTTGTATTTGCTACTGGAGGACACAACGCCGTGGTAAACGCCGAACTGCTTCAACTTTTCGCTAGCCTGTTCCACAAGGAAATTCTTGTGGCACCCCATCCATACTTCGTGGCCTTTGTTGGCAGCAGCCTGGATGATCGAACACCCGACAGGGGTTTTCCCGCCACCGGTCGCCATTTGCAGGATCACACGGCGCTTTCCAGCAGCGAACTCACGACGTGCCGCTTGAACTAGCTCCTGTTGATAGGGGCGCAACTGCATTCAGATAACTCCTTCCGCCTTCAAGATGGCAAATATCCGCTGCCTGGATACCTTCGGAGTCAGCAGATTGCCAATCTCAGCGTGCGAGAATCCGCGACGCCACAATGCAACGACCTTCTTCCTGCGCTGCTCACGTTGTTTCTTTAGTGGGGTCATGCCTGCCGCCTTTTGTGGATTGGGCCGATTATAGGGGTTAACTTTCCGCTGTCAAACTGTTGACAATGGGTTTCGGGTATGAAACGATGTCCCCTCACAACCCATCCCACCAACCGGAGACAAACATGGCCGCATACGTTTACCGCGTCACCCCGAAGAAACCAGAAACCTTCGTCCTGGCCGACAGCAAGTCCGACGCCCGCAAGACGGTTTCCAACCAGATCGAAGTCGAGCGCCTGACCACCGAGGAGGTCATGGATCTGTACGCAAAGGGCATCGAAATCCTGAATCCGAAATCGCAAGTTGTCGATCCGGATCAGCAGGATTTGCCGATCCCGGCGCCGGGTCAGGAGTAAGCCATGCAGCCCGGCGTACATGAGATGACCAATTCCGAATACCATGCCGCGCCGGGTATTTCAAAGTCCGGTCTGGAACTATTCAAAGAATCCCCAGCTCTGCTCGAATGGTCGCGCAACTGCCCGGAAGATGACGAGGTAATGGCGGCTGATTTCGGAGACGCGCTGCATGCCCGCCTGCTGGAGCCTGATCGCTTCCAGCGCGAGTATGTCGCTGCCCCGAAGTTCGACCGGCGCACGACCAAGGGGAAGGAAGCGTCCGCAGAGTTCGATGCCGAAAACAAGGGCAAAATCGTTCTGGACGCCGACGATGCGAAGAAGCTGGAGCTTATGCACGGCTCAGCGATGGCGCACCCGACGGCCCGCTGGTTGCTGGAACAGGCTGGCGCGATCGAGGAGTCCTATTTCTGGATAGACAAGCAAACCGGCGAGCTGTGCAAGAACCGCCGGGACAAACGACTGGAAAACTACCCGGTGCTGGTGGACGCCAAGTCGTGTGACGAGATTGGCCGGTTCAGCCGCGCCATCGAGGACTATGGCTACTGGCTCCAGGACGGCATGTACACCGAAGGCTACGAGGATCAATTCGGCGAAACGCCGGGGTTCCTGTTCCTCGTCATCCAGACCACCCGCTCGCTCAACCGCTACCCCTGCACCGTGATGGAACTGGTGCCGGAAGATAAAGCCGCCGGTAAGGCAGAGTTCCGCCGCCTGCTGGACGCCTACCACGATGCCAAGGTCCGACAGGAGTTCCCAGGCATCCAACTCGTTCAACGACCCTACCGGAAGAAGTGACCATGAGCAACGAAATCACCACCACTGCACCGGCTACGGCCAATCCCTTCGCACGGGTCGGTACTGGCCTGCAAACCCACGTCTCGGCCGGCGCCGTCGCCATCGAGCAAGAGCGCGCAATCGCTGAGGCGCAGGGCAAGCTGGTCATCGCCAAGCGGTTCCCCCGCGACCAGGCCATCGCCTTCCAGCGCGTCATGGAAGCCTGCTCACGACCCGGACTGGCCGATGAGGCGCTGTATGCCTACCCCCGCGGCGGGCAGACCGTCAGCGGCCCCTCGATTCGCCTGGCCGAGGAACTGGCCCGCTGCTGGGGCAACATCGACTACGGCATGAAGGAGCTGTCCCGGCGCGATGGCGAGACCGAGATGGAGGCGTACTGCTGGGATCTGGAGACCAACGTTTACAGCGCCCAGAAGTTCACCGTGAAGCACCTGCGGGACAAGCAGGGCGGCGCCAAGGTACTGACCGACGAGCGGGACATCTACGAAATCGGGGCGAACATGGGCGCCCGCCGCATGCGCGCCCGCATCCTGGCTGTCATCCCCGGCGACGTGGTGGACGCCGCGGTCGCCAAGTGCCGCGAGACGCTGGCCGGCCGCTCGGACAAGCCAATGGTCGATCGCATCCGCGCGCTGGTCACCGAGTTCGGCAAGCTGGGTGTCGGTCCGAACCTGATCGAGAAGCGGATGAAGAAGCCGACGGCCGAGCTGACTCCGGACGATCTGGTGGACCTGGGCGCCGTGTACAAGGGCATCCGCGACGGCATCAGCAAGGTGGCCGACTGGTTCGGCGATCAGTCCGGAGCGGCCGCACAGTCGCCGACGGCGGCTATCGTGAACGCGGGGGCCGCCGGGAAGCCTGCCGAGGCGCCAGCGGCCGTACAGGAGCATATCGACACCGGTACGGGCGAGGTGACCACCCAGCCGGCGGAAGACGACAACCCGAACATGTGATTTAACCGAGGAGAAGTGAAATGTACGATCAAAGCTGTAATGCAAAAATGAGCGGCGCTGGCACGGCGGAATGTGCGGCTCCGGAATCAAACATCCAGGGCGAGGCAAGGATGGCGTTGAACACCGTGGAAACGGCGATCGACCTGATTTCATCGCTGCGGAACAGGCTGGACCCGGTTCTGCGGCCGGAAACATTGAAGCCAGGCGCGGTTCCAACAGCAGTGGATAGTTCGATCATGTCGCCGGCCGCCTACGAGTTTCGCAACATCCGGGCGCGCGCCGATTCGCTGAGCAGTCAGATCGGCGACTTGCTCAACCGACTCGACCTCTGATATACCACCCTTGCAAGCGGGCAACCGCACCGGGCTTGCCGACACCACCCGGTTTCATGAAAATGATCGGCAGTCAGTGATTGGGTTTCCTGCGTGGCAGGCGGCGGCTCCTCGACAGCGCCGGTCCTAAGCCCCGAGTGAGCTGACCGCGGTGCCCGGCGTGTGAGTCCGGGTGTTATGGGGTTTCATGGGTGTCTGCTAATGCGCCAATCCGGATAACGCACAAGCGGTCGGCAGTTCGATTCTGCTAACTCTCCTCCAATGCAGGCTTAGCTCAGCCGGTAGAGCGCGATCCTTCCAAGTTCGATGTCGTCGGTTCGATCCCGACAGCCTGCTCCACAACACGGGGATAAATAATGCCATTCACCTCCCCCGCCATTGCCGCATCAGGTGCATACGCGCTAGAGATGTACAAGCGCCAAGAGGCCGCCGAGCGAAGGAAGTTGGAGCGCAGGGCGTTGCTTATGTCGGCCACACCGAAAGCCGAAGCCACTTCCGCAAAATGCCCCTGCTGCGGCTCCCGTCAATTCGTCACGCACGCATCCAGGCGCATCTGCTCGTACTGCCGGAGTGAGCAGGATGGGCAGGCGCCAATGTCGAATTACATGAACCGGCTGGCAGCCGACAGATGCACCAACTACTTCCGAATGATTTCTTCTTACGGAATGTCAAGCGGTCGCAAGGCGCGCTGACAAGCTACGGCGTACCGCTGGAGTTCGGCGACTTGGACATCGGCGTCATCGAGGGTTCGAATAAGATCGCCCGCCCCTGTTGCCCGTAAGTCGGCGGCGTCATCGCTTGTTCCGACGGCGGAGGAATCACCGGACACTGCAAGGGCGGCCTCACAACCACGCCATTGCTCGCGCAACCGGAGACTCCCATCACGAACACCAGCCACAATGCGTTGCTGTTCTTCCACTGCATGAGCGATACCCTCCTCGCGGGCTTTGTTGGATGAGTCCAGCAGACCCTTGATTTCGGTCTCCCGGTTGGTGACGGCGGTTTTCGTGCGTGCGGTCAGGTCGGCGAGCTTATCGAATACGGCCTTGTCTTTCGCCTTCTGGTACGCCACGCCATCGCGGTACTTCGTGTGGCCCCAGTAGGAGAGCGAGGCCCACACTCCGGCGATCAATGCAATAAGCGCGAGCCAGCGCCAGTATTTCAGCAGGAGGGCGGCGATCATGGCTGCGCGTTTTCAGCGATGCGGGTTGCATCCTCCGGCGTAACGTCGCCCTCCACCTTTGTCTCGGTGGTCACGGTAACTTGTGTTGCGCGGCCCAGGTTGCGCTGCTTGAAGCTGGTCGCAAACGGCGTGGCGATACCGCACACCATGCCGATTCCGCCGAGTGCCAGCAGCGTCCAGTCCGGCATTAGGTTCTGCACTCGCTCTGGCATGGTGGCGTAGAACAGAAGTCCACCCGCGGCGGATGCTGCAATGACGCCAAGCCATGTCGATGCCCTTGCCATGACGGAAGTGAAGTCGAATCTCTTGTCAGCGCCCATATTCACTCCCTCGGCTTGTTGATGACCGCCCATGCTTGGGCGATCTTCCCGTTAACCCATACCGCGAGCGCCGGGAAGGCGAAATAAAGCACGGACGCCGAAGCGGCGCCAAGGATGAACTCGATCATGTCAATTCTCCTGCTTTTTCGGTGGCGGTGGAGGCGGTGCTGGACACTGTGGAGCGCCCGGTTGTGGCGGCGGTGGCGGCGGTGGTGGCGGAGTGATGATAATCGGGGTACTCATTTCATGTAATCCTGTGGCTTCAGTTGGGGTGCCTGCCGATAGATTGCCGACAGGTAATCTTCAAGTCTCTCTATCTTCCGTTCCTGGTCGCTAAGCTGGGTATTCAGAGACCAATTCAATCCGACCATGAAAGCGAATAAGGCCAGCGCAACCCATACGCCATACCCGCCTCCAGAAAGCATTATCTTCGTCGTATTGTTGTTCCTTGTTGGCAACAGCGCATCCAAGTCTCGCCTCACTTTTTCAAGCGAGGATTCCGCCCCCTGATTTTCCAAAACTCCTACCCTCGTGTCTGGTGAAGGGCGCCCTTTAGCTCGTGGACAAGGGCGACCAATTGCTGCAATTGTGCGCCCTGTTCGGCAATGGCCTTCTCCAGCCGCTCCATTTCCGGCCCGCGGATGTAGTGTTCTGCGACGTGAGTCCGCAAATTGGCGAGGTCAACCTTGGCCCCGGACAACTCCGATCGCACGCGAAAGTGATCGACCGCTAGGCCAATGACGGCTGCGGAGAACGCTGCATAGACCCACGATGAGAAGTCCATTAGTTGTCCTCAGACCCTACGATCAGGTTATGCGCGATTCTACGCGCCCAGCCCTTACCGTACGTAGGCCAGGATGAAAGCCGCGTCATGAAGTCTAGGCGGTATGCGCAGTATCGCAAAACGAGGTCGTTAGGGTCGGCCTTCGTGATAGCCGCCTGCGTCACCGGCCCCCAGCGCCCGTCATCCGCCACCCCGGCGGACTTCTGGAGCCATTGAATCGACCGGGAGGCACCGCTATTGATCGCTCCGTCCAGAGCGTTGTAGGCGACTGCGCCGGGTAGTTCGTCGGCATGCACGGCATCCCAAAAGTCGCGCTTGTAGAGGAATTTCGCCCGATCCCACGTAAGGTTGCGGATGTCCTCGTTCGGGTAGGTATTTGCTGCAATGCCATATTTCGTTCCGAGCAGCTTGCCGACGCCGACCTTGCCGCCCGTCCAGTTGCCAGGATCCTTGCGGTCCTCAGAAAAGCCACCCTCTATCGGCAGCAGGCGGGACATGGATTTGTCGAATACGGTGGTCATCTGTCTATCCTTTGGTTTGCCGCGCTGGGGTGTAGGGGCTTGCTCAAGTCACAAATCCATGCGCTGTAGTTCCGCCCGTGCCACCACCGCCCGTAGGCACTTCCGGAGCGGTGAGGATGGCGATGGCAATCGCAAGGTTGTCTCCCGCCAACGTGGTTGGGTTCGCGCCCGCCTTGTCGAATGGCTCGTCAGGGGCTACGGGTTGGTCAGCCATACATCACTCCCAGATCATCGCAATGACTTGGCCCGCCGCAGCCGGAAGGCCGACCTGCTGCACGCCGTTGCTGCCACCGGAGATAAAGGTGTGTGAGGTCGCGTCAATCGGTTGCGCGGTGAACGTGGTGTTATTACCTATTTCGGCACTCAGGACGGTCATCAGGTACTTGCTTGGAACGACCTTTGGTAGCGCCTGATAGTGCCTGAATACCTGTGCTGCGCCGCCCGTGAGCGAGGTCGTGAAACCGCCGTGGATGAGCGAGTAAGAGCCAGACGCAAAGGTGACAGACGTGCCCAGCGCGTAGCGAACCTGCTGAACTGCCGGATTGTTTACGCCAGTATAAATTTTCGCAGCTTCCGCAGTTGCCGAGCCGGAGCTGTCTACGCTTCTTTCGATTGCAAAGAACCCGAGCGCTACGTTCGTTCCTAACGTGGCGCCAAGTTTCCACATAAACCCAATGAATCCATCCACGTAGCAGATGCGAAATCCGTAGTTGGTCACGGTGCTGGCGGGCGTAGAGCCGCCACCGATAGTGGTTGCGGCGAGGCCAATGCCAGTTATCGTGCCGCTGCCATTCGATCCCGTGCCAACCGTGAGCCGCATACGCGGGCCGGTTGCGACGCCGCCCGTACCGAAGTCGATGCGGAAGAATATAGGAGCCGTTCCCTGCATTGAATCGTTGAAGCGGAAGATGGCATAACCGGCGTTCGTATTCGTTCCGGGCCGTACAACGGTGCCGGTATTGATCTGCCCCGTGTCCGCCGTCTGCGTGATGCCCACTGCGAGCAGTTGCGCGATGACCTCCGCTGCCCACACACGGAATGTGGCGTCGCTAGTATGTTCAATTGGAGTCGTGGTGACTACGGTGGTCATGGCTTGGTCACTTCCAGAGAGAGCGTTGCGCGGGTGATGGATGAGCAGGACACGACGCCGAGGCGCACTACGTCGCCCGCAGTGATGGCCGTAGACCAACCGCTAAGCGTGGCGTCCTGTGATTTGTCAGAACCGGATATGGTTGGCGGCGTAGTCGGCGCAAGGTCGGTCGTAGGCGGAAAGCTCGCGTATGGGTCAGCGAGTACCGAGACGACAAGGTTGCCGGTTGTGTCAGCGAGCAGAGTTGCGCCGACGATGGTGCAGTTGAACGGGACGAATACGTCGGTGAACACGCCGGGAGTGAGTGCTGCGCCGCCGCCGTCGAAGGTCGCGCCCACAGCGCCGTTGCCGGATGCGCCACCTGTTGCCCATGCAGGCTCGCCGGACACAACCGTCAGAACCTTGCCATTTGCGCCCACCGGAATCCGCTTCGGAACTCCACCCGTGTCTGCGGTGATAATATCGCCCAGCGTGGTCATGGGATTTGTCATTCCCCCGCCGCCAGCCGGAACCCACCCCGCATCCTGCCTAGCATACGGCGTACCGTCTATCGGCGCTTCGGGGAAGTAGAGATTCGTCGCGCCCTCGGCCAGGTCGTCGGTGGTGGCGGCTTCTGTTCCCTCCACGCGCCCATAGGCGTCTCGTGTGGTCTTGACTAGGGCGGCGCCGATGCCGGTGTCGGGGAGTTCGGCAAGCCTGAACCCAACAATTCCATCGGCAGCCGGATCAAGCGTGAACGCAGCGCCATCCCATGCGTACAACCCATCCTCTCCTGCGGCCACTACGCGCCAAGCCTCGCCGGGATTTCCAGTTCCCGGAAGGTCTGCAACCGTATCGACTTCGCCCAGCACTACATAACCGCTTTCGGTCTTGACGATTCCGACGCCTGCGGAGAACGCATCGGCAAGTCTCAGGAAGCCGCGAACTCCATCTGGGCCTGTGCCGTAGTACCACGTTGGGCCAGCATTTGGATTATCTCCGCGAAGCGTAATAATCACAGTTCCGTCTGCCAGAGAGCCGATCACTAAAACCGAGTCTCGCCCCAAAATAGTAGCCACATCCGAATCAGACTCAAGAGCTGACACGCGCTCGGCAAGCGCAAGATACCCATCAGCCAAGTCCGAGCTTTCCGCGCCCGAAGCTAGGAGAAGAAAAAAATCTCGCCATTCCTGAGTTGCCAGGCCGCTGGGGCCAGCGATAGGGGCGCCGTCGTTAGGAAGAAGGCCGGGGTTTATTGCCATTACGGAGTCACTACCAGCGGACCTTCAGCCTTCCAGTTGAAGTTGATCGTGTTTCCTATCTGCCACTGGCTGCGGCTGTCATCATCGGGGATGTTGAAAGTGACGGTGAAGCCGGTGGTCGAGCTGGATGTGACTGCCCAAGTAGGCCACGCGCCGGAGGTAGTAGCCGCACCACTGATCACGCTTATGCCGATGAACCACGGCGTCGCAGAAAATGCCACATCAAAAACTATTGACTTGGTAACCGTCTTAGTTCCGGAAGGACCTACGGTATCGCTACCGAACTTCATCAGAAACTTCGTCGTGTCGTCTGACACTCCAATGCGCACCGACTTCGGAGACGAGGTGATGACAATATCGGGAGTGGCAGGCTCAGGAATCTCCGTCTGTGGCGTCCAGAAAATATTGCTCCCATCGGTTCCAAGAACATACCCTGCCGATCCAGAGGGATCAGGGAATAGCGCGCCAATCGGATTGACCCATGCCAGATTTGACCCGTCGTTGCTCAGGATGTAATCGGCAACCAGCGTAGGGATCGACAGGCCTGCGATAACGTCGGATCGAACCGGACGAGACCACACAAGATCGCCCAAAGAGTCACGAAGAACGACGGTGTAATCGCCATCCAGCCAGATCGCCACCGTTGACCGACCGCTTGCATCCAGCGGGACTGGATTAGGATTCAGGTGCGATATGTCCAGATCCGGGTCCGACCAGGTATCGCGCGGATTGGTCGTTCCCTCATCGAAGAAATACAGGTTCCCGCCCGTCCCTATCGGCGCTGTGCCGGGGATGTTGAAGAACAGCGGGGCCGGGTTTACGAATTGGAAGGCGCTCATTTTTTCAGTTCCTTGCGCTTCTTCGCGCGAGTGGTGGCGGCGGGTGCAGCGCGGGCGAGGAGGCCAAGGCGTTCGGCGAGGGCGCGAGCGGCAGGGGGCAAGCCTTCAGCCAGGTAGCGACTTCCGGCGCGGGAGTTCAGCGCGCGACCGGCGCCAATCCCGCCCAAGGATGCCGCAGCGGCCACCGGAAGTGATGCCACGCCGCCCGCAGCAGCAGCGCCGCCCGCAGTAAGCTTCTGCCACCACGGCAACTCCCGGCTGCCAGATCCGACGCCAGTGCGCTCGGCGGCCTCAGCAAGATTGCGCATGCTGGTGGTCGAGCGTGGGCCTGCGGTGGCCGACGTGCTGGGCTTGGTCGCTGACGCCGCAGTCTTTGGCGAGACGATGCCCGCCTTGCCGCCAGTGGTGGAAAGCATCTCCTGAGCCTTCGTCATGTTCGCCCATGCGCGGTTCAGGCCCATCAGCGCATTGGCGGCAGTCGGGTCGATACGGGCGATTGAGCGCACCGCAGCATCGTCTAGCGCGCGCCGCAGGTCGAGAATGTGATCGGATACTCCCTGAGCGCCAGTGCGCCGCGCATTCTGAGCCAGAACGCCACGAAGCTCCTGATACAGCGTTGCAGGCATGGCGCCGGTCTGCGCCGCATTTATCAAGCGCATCACGTTCTGGTTGAGGATCGCTCGCTGCGGTGCGTCGATCGACTGCGGGGCGTCTCTCAGAATCTGCGATGCTCGGCGCACGAAGTCCGTATCCAGCATCACGTCACGGCCCTGCAGGGTGGCATCGTACTGACTTGACAGGGCGTTCTCGGCTCGGTCCATCGCAGCCCTGGAAAGCTCGCGCTCGTTCAGGCCAAAGGTTCGGCCGACCGCATTGGTGAACTCGCCCAACTCCCGATTGATCGCACGAGCACCGCCGGCGAACGGAAGCGCTTGCAGGAACTCGGCCGTGGTCTTAAGCGCCCCATCATCCAGCAGTCCGGAGATGGACGGCTGGATACCCCGCGCCCGCACTGCGTCGTACATTTCACGCACGGCGGGGCGAATTTGGTCGGACAGTCCGGCCGCACCCCGTCCTATGGCGGCGCCAGCGGCTGTTCCAAGCGCGCCAAGCCCAGCACCTACGCCAGCCTCACCAGCGCGGCTCTCGCCCTCTCCAAGCGCCGTGGTGCCCGCCTGTAGTCCGCCTACCGCTGCGTCGGCGCCAAGCCTGCCTAGAAGCGACGCTCCCTGCGTAGCCCTTGCCGCGCCCATTCCCGGAACCACGGCTTGCGCCACGTCGAAAGTCGTGTCGGACTGGCGGAAAACCGGATTGTTCTGCAGACGGGATTCGGTGACCCGCTCGTAATCCTCCTGCCCCTGACGAAGCTGATCCGCCCGCCCCTGAGTGACGGAAGCCAGCGCGCGCTGCTCGTCGCCCAGGCCGATAGCGCCAGCCACTCCGCGAGTAATCGGGTTATCCACCATCGCGGCAGTGCCCTCGGCGTTGGCCTGAAGCAACCCCATTCCGGTATTACGCAGGCTGTTGTTCAGCGCGATGCCCTGAATCACAAACGGATTTTCGTCGGCCAACGGATCTTCCGAGTTCATGCGCTGGATGCTTGCGGAATATTCCGCATCGGTCGGAACCCCGCGCGCTCGGCGCTGGGCATCATCCTCCGGCGATCCCGGAGTGAGTGGCTCGGCCTCAGCCTTCGGCTTGTAATTCGCCTGCGCATACGCCATCACTTGCGCCTCGGTTGCTCCTTCCGGCGCATTGACCTCGTAGGTTCCGCCATCCGGGCCGGTGATGCGGTACTTCGGCATTAATCTACCCTCTGCATAGACCAGCCGCCGGGGGCAGTCGAGGCCTCAGCTTCTGGCTCGTAGTTCTCGGCCTCTCCGAACTGCTCGTCGTAGGCTGTATTTAACCGCGCCTTTGAGTCGGTGACGTACTCGATTATTTTGTCAAGTCGTTCCTGCAACTGCTCGTAAGACTGGGCAGTGTCCAGAGACGCCAAGTTGCGTTCCAGACGTGCGCCCTCCTCGTTCGACACGTTGCCGAGCGATCCGCCGGTTGGCGACATTAGGCGCATGTTCTGGAGCACGGCAAAGCCTATTTGGCTCTTTAGGGCATCAAGGTCGGCTTGCGCATTGGCTGCCGCGCCCTTCGTCAGCCCAGGAATTTCAGGCGCATTCGGGAACATGCTGTAGATTCCTGTGATGCGGCGCAGCCCTTCCTTCTTCGTTTTCAGGTCGCGCACGGCGTCTGCCATGCGATCAAGGTCGATCATGGTCCCTGCGAGCGCGCCCTTTGCCTTTGCGCCATCCTTCTTCAGCTTCAACTTCTGCGCAGCCGTGAGTTCACCCGGCTGGCGCTGCGCATTATTCCCGCCAACCTTCACCTCGCCCGTCAGTGCGTTTACCTGCGCAAACGTGCCTTCCGGGAGGCCCTGAGAGGCAACCTCATCCGGAGTAAGAGTCCGCATCGTACCGGTGGCCGCAGTCTCCGCAGCCTTTTTCTCCGCGCTGGTGGGTGTGCGTGCTGGGCCACCGGTAACGATTTGGGGGGCGGGGGGCGGCGATCCTGTATCCGGCGTCGGTACCACGTCCTGCTGCTGCTCAAACGCAGTCATCAGCTCTTGCTGCTGAGCTGGCGGCAAACCCATGGCCTGCAGGCGGGCGCTAAATGCCTGAAGGCGCGCGGCCACCGGATCACTGTCGGATACAGCTCCTATCCGCCCGGGAGCCATCGGCGAATCCACAGCGGCGGGCGCAGGAGCGCCGCCAGCGCCAAGAGGAACCTGAGCGCCCGCCTGCCCGCCACTGGTGACGTATCCGGTCGGAACCTGCCCTTCCTGCTCCAGAATCTTGATGTTCGGGGCGGCAAACTGCCCGGTCGGCACAATGCGATTGTCGCCCATGACGAGCATCACTTCGCCCTTGTCATTGGTGAACCGGGACTGCACTCGACCGCCGGGACCCTTATCGTCAGCCTGAACCCCTTGCACCATCGCCTTCGCCTTCATCATCGCAGGAATCATGTCGTCGCTCCATTCCTCCGGAATAGGCTTGTCCTTGATGATCGTAGCCAAAAGTGGGCGGGTACCGCCTGACCATGCGGCAGCTATGCGTAGCGGGTCTTTGCTCGCCAGAGCTTCTTCCATGTATGTTATTCCAGCATCCAGCTGCTTCAGCCGCTTGACGTGTTCGCTCTGGTACTCATCGGCGCGTGGCTTGTCGATAACTGCGGCCCGCTCGTAGGCCGCCGTGTCGCCACCCATGATGCTGGGTGCCAGCGCGTCCACTTCCTCGCGCGTTTTATTTCCACGAACGTATTCGTTGGTCGCGCGGCCAGAGGCAATGCCGCGCTGCATTGCGCCGAAGAAGTCGGGCACGTCCACTCGGATGTCAACCATTGCCTGCAATCCTCTGTTCGTTCCAGTCGCCTAGCGTGCTGATTGCCTGAGTGCCAAACTGGTTCCACGCATTTGCGGTGTTCTGGTACGCCGATCCACGAGCATCAGCCGCACTCTGCAAGGCTCGACCTGTGCTGCCAGCATACCCTGCGCCGAGTGCTCCGAGGTTGGTCGCGCCAGTCTGTCCTTGCCCCGCCATTCCGGCCAGCCGGGCCCAATAGCTGTCGATCGCCTGACCGGCCAATCCCTGCCCGAGCGCGATGCGGTCTGCGTCAGCTCCGCCTGAGAACCCGCCTGGCCCAGCCGAGCCCTCTGCGGCAAGCCCCGCGTTGAGCCCCCGGAACCCTTGATCGCGCCGGAACAGGTAATCGGCGGACTGATCGAATCCGGACGTGTCGCCTTCCAAGACTGCGCGCTGGCGACCGATGGCGTCGTAGCCAGCCTCCAAGAACGGCATCTGGTCCGTACGGCTTTGGTCGTACTGCCTGCGATTCTCGGCAATCTGCGCCGCGCTGGCGTCACCGGCTGCGTTGGCCGCGTCTTTTCCCGCCTGTGAGGACGAATACGCGCTGTAGGCTCCTACGGCGAGCGTTGCGCCTGCTACCCATACTTCAGCGATGGCCGTTCATCGTCGTTTTCATTTCGAGCCTCCAAATACGCAATCCCGGACCTGCCGGTAATCCAGTGTGATTTCATCGCCTCGGGCGACCTTGCCGTGCGCGACCATGTTGCCATCCTGCATTGAAGCTACGGCGTTTGGCGTGGCCGAGTGGTTGATAAACCGCCCAGCCTCGTGCCAGTCGTCGCCAGTGCGAAGCCTTGCGATCAAGCCGTCGATGTCCTCCAAGGCGAAGCAGCCGAATCCGTTGATTTCAGACTGCGAAACGAAATAATCCTCGTCCTCCATGCGCGATAACGGGCGAGGCATGGAAGCCGCCGCCGCATCCATCTGCGCTTGCGTCAGTCCGATTTCTTCAAGGAAGGCGGAGAAGTCGCTCACACCAACTCACCCGCATTACCCAGCTTGTAAAAATGACTCGCCCAAACCAAGCGCCCGTTGTCGAAACTGTCGCCGATGCCTTCCAGTGGGAACCGCGAGTGGAACAGTGGGGCCTTGAACACCAGCGCCCGGTTATAAGCGCCGCGCACGTAGTCGGTCTGCTCCCACTTGGCAGGGTCGCGGGACACCATATCGGCCTTCAGCTCCTCGTCTATACCGTCCTCCTGCATCTGCGCAAATGACGGCATCTCGTCAAGGCCGGTGCGTTTGTGTCGGTAGAACGCCGTGCCGCTCTGCTCGTCATGCTCGGTCAGGTAGCAGATGCAGGTATGGTTCCCGGCCTCTCGATCCGAATGAATGTACGCCCGCTCCATGCCCACGTTCGTCACGCGGAAGAACATGCTGTTCGGGATCACGACACCGCCGACGGAACGGATCAGCGCCCGCAGCATCAGCGCGTGGTCGCCCCAGAATCCCATGCCCTCGTACACCGAACTTCCGACCCTCCCCTTGTTCGGGTTCCACGTATCGAAGCCAGCAGCGAAGGCGGACTTTCGCACGCGCTCAGGGTCGTCGCAGAAATCGTCTATGACCAAGTAACTCATGCGTCCAGCCCCTTCATGTTAGCCACCCCGCCCATGCACGACGCTAGGATAGGCGAAGATACCCTCCAGCGGAATATCCACTGCCGAGATTGGCCTAGCTGCTTGAACCGGATCCGGGTGCGGTCGGCGTACTCGCCCTGCTCGCCAAGGCTGCGGCGCTTCCAGTTGGACCAGGTATGGCCGCCGTCTTTTGAGTAGCAGAATTCGATGTATCGGTCACTCATGCGGACACCAGCTGTAGGCAGGCAATGTCGAATACGTCAGCGGCGAGGGGGTTTGTTACGGCGTCCCAGTTGTCTTTGCCAAGGTCGCTGTTCAGCACCAGCGCGGTCAGTTGCACGAGGTTGACGCCAGTGCCGGCCACGAAGCGGACGCCGTTCCAGCACAGGGCTGACACCGCAACGCCGCTCGGCGTGACATAGGTTGATTTCGTCCACGAGACACCTAAGTCGTCCGACCAGTAGAGCTCACCATCGCTGGTGCCAACGACCCACATTGGGCTACTGACGCTGCCATTGGTGCAGCCTGCGGAAATATGGTTCGCAACGGTATCGGTGAACGCGAACACCGTCTCGCTTGCCCCTGTCGTTGACTTGGCAATGGCGGGCTTTGCGATTGCGCTGGAGCGACCCAAGAACACGCCAACGCCGTTATGTACGAACCCGACATTGCGCGCAGAGATGGCAATGTCCGACACCATGCCGACCGAGAACGTCGCAAATGCGTCCGTGCTTATCAGGTAGTTTCGGGTCTTGTCTTCGCGGAGCAGCACGTCGTTGTTTGTCAGGAACAACGGCATATTCGGCCAGTAGTTTGTCGTGGTGATCGGTGCAAACGAGACGCCGGAGTCTGTACTTCGGTAGACCTTTTCCGCCGTCTTTGCACCAATTAGAACAACACCGTTGCGCGCATCGCTGCCAGGGCAAGCGCCACCCGCAAAGGTTCCCGTCGAAGGAACCCACGTGACGCCAAAGTTGTCCGTATAGGACACCGCGCCGCCTGTGCCATTGAACGCCACGAAGCGCGTTCCAGATACCGGACAGAGCAGCCCCGCACTGAATCCAGGGTCAGCCGCGGTGATGGCCCACACGTCACCTTCTGAGCTAAATACCGTCCGATACGTAGAAATAGCGGTGCTGCCGATACCCATCAGCACGACCCCTACCTCAATCGTGTCAGTAACCGTTGCGCTCAAGCCATTCTCGTCAATGGCCTGTACGGTGAAGCTGTAACTGCCCGGCGTGGTAAGCGGTCCGGTGATCGTCGCCGTCGCCTCATCCCACGAGGCTCCAGGAGGCAGCGAGCCGGAGAAAATCACGGTGCGGACAATGGGCGCGTCGCCAGAAGTTACAGTATAGGTGTAGGTGTACGCGGCTCCTGCCTGACTATCTGGCGCATCGCCGGTAATCGTCGGACCTTCCGGCTGATCAGAAAACATAACCGGATCAACCTCCTGGGTCCCCGTCTGAAACAGCAACTCAACCAGCGGCACCTCGATCTTGTTCTGGTTGTTGGCCACGCACCCGCCAATGCGCTCACGCACCAGCGGAGTGCCCTCGCCCTCCATCGGGTAATTCCAATCGACCTCGTACAACAAGCCCGACTGAAAATCGCCACCGATCCACTTTCGGCCCACCTTGGTCAGCGTGTTAAGCCGCCACCGATTCAGGCCATAGGACTCGCGGCGAACCATCAGCCCGGTGGTCACGTCATAGCCGAAGGTTTGCCCATCCGGGAACGTGATGTAGTAGATGACGTGGCCCTGGTCCTCGTAGGCGAACGCGAACGCCTTGGCCCAGTTCAGGCCAGCAATGCGCTGCGTGAACTGCGGACTTGAGATAGGCATGGCTTGATAGCCATTGAGCCGGTACAGGATGCCATCTACGCCCAGCCAGAACAGGCTGTTATCCAGCTTCACGATGCTGTCTCGCGCCGCGCAACCGTGGTTGTTCATGACCTTTTTGGATCGGAAAGTGGATCCGTTGATGCCGCCTGCGTTGTAGAAGAACTCCACGGTATTCTGGCCGAACACCACGACCTCGAACGAATTGACGGCAAGCCCGACGATGGAGTCTGGATCAGACTCGGCCTCGGTGCGGTTGAGCGTGTTGTAGCTGGTCGCGTTGGCCTGATCCGACCAGAACCAGTACCGGCCATAGGGCTCGACGGAAACGAGATACGTGTCAATGTAATCGACCGATCCGCCGCCAGGATAGCCGGGGTCAGTGATGCGGCCAAAAACCTGCGTCACCGTGTTGTACACGTACCCATTAGGCGTTCCGGTCGAGATGATGACCTCGTTCCCACCTACGATCTGGTTGTGCGCGATATTGACCCGCTGCGTGCCGGGAATCGTGCCAATCGGAATGGCGACGCCCGCAGTGGTGATCTGGTAGAAGGTCGATCCCATGACCACGAAATGCTTTCCCTCGCAGTCGTGTGAGCCGCGTACCGGTCCGGCGCCCGTCGGTCCCATGACAAACGGCTTCAAGCCCGGCGCATCGCGGAACTCATGCTCAGTACGCGCGCCACTGGAGGACGCCTTCTGCGGGATGTAATTGATCGTGTCCTCGCGCGACCACGCCACGTTGTCGTCAACGTTGGAGCCGCCCAGCAAGTCAAGAGGTGTGTAGCGCATCAGTACGGGCTATCGCTGTAGATATTCCAGCGGACGCCAGCAATACCGTTGCTCGGGCAGGGGGCGGACGTGATCTGAATGGGCGGCGCCGCAGTGAACACATCGCGCAGCAGTTGCGCATAACCGTTGCGGGCCAGAGAGATGACATCCTCCTCCAGCGTGGCACCGTAGATTGCACGCAGCTTGACGGCCAGGTTGTAGATGATCGCTTCCTCGGACTCGGGAGGCGCCGGGATAGCGTCAGTTGGTAATTCGATGTCCTGCCAGCCAATCGAAATGCCGTTGGCCTCCCAGCGCCGTAGCATGCGGTTCAAGACGCGCTTGCCTTGGGCAAAGTCGTATTCTTCCAGCGCCTCGCCCGGATCGTTCGATCGGATCAGCAGGAAGGCGTCGGTGATAATTTCGGATGCGGTGGTCATGGATCACCTCGTAGAAAGCGGGGCCGATTCCCGGCCCCGCCATTGTCTTACTTTTTCGCCTTGGCTGCAGGCTCTTTCCGCCTGCCCGCTCCCGACGCGGCGTCCTGTCCGGAGAGGTCAGCTTCCGCATTCCACTCCTCGCCGTTGGCCTTCTTGCCGATCGGGTCAACGTAGCCTTCGGCCCGCTTGGCCTCGACTTCATCGGCAGCGATCAGCTCGACCGGCCCATATTGCCCGTCCTTGAGCGGCATCAGGTAGAGCGCATGCTTCTTTTCGGTAGCCATGTCGCCCTCCTTAAGCCTGGGTCGTGATGAGGCCGTAGGCAGCGAGGATAGCGGCCAGTTCGGCCACGGTGCCACTCGACAGGTCGAACACCGCGCCCCGGACAACGGGGGTGGTGCCGAAGAAGCCGATCTTCGACGTGGAATTCCGACCGAGGAGCGCGCCCTCGTCGGTGCCAGGTGCAGCCGCCCAAACGGACGGCTGGGTATCTACTGCAAGTACGGTCATGTCGGTTTCTCCTTAGAATCCGGGGGTGATGGTTGCGGGGATGCGAACGGCGAGCTCGGGACGCAAAATGCCGCCGCCCCATACGATGTCAAACCGCGACATGAACTCGTCGTTGACCATGTTGAACCCCTGCTGGAAACGCAGCGTGATGCCCTGGTAGGTGGCAGACGCGGAGTCCACGCCGTAGGACGCAGGCGGGTTCGGCAGGTCGGCGGTGACGAAG